CGCAAAAGCTTCCCAGGAAAAGGTTTGACTAACATACTGCCTCCAACGAATCCGACCTTTGAGGTACTTCTGTGAGCGAAGGCATCGTAACGTAGTTAGGAGTGCAACTCCCAGAAGCGGACGCCGAAGGAGCTCCAAAAGTTTTCGCTTCACCTAGTACATCGCCAGATGGAGGCGGGGGAGCAAAAGCTAGAACTTCAATGTTATCGAGCGTTCCAAAGAAGTCTGTTGTACCACCGCAACCAAGAGCCACGGTCGGGTCCATGCTGTCGGAAGTATCTTCCATCGTAGCGGTATAAATTAGTATGTCGTTCTTATAGAAACGGTATTCCAATCCGACTCGCTCCGACCTGAAATCCCACGAACCGTTCGGCTGGACATCGGAGAGAAGCAGCTCGGTGTAAAGTACTCCGTTGGTGTTGGAGTAGATCATGAAGCGGATCTCAACCTCGGTGAACGCTGGATTTGAGTTTCCCAGCAGGAGGGTAGAGATACCCTGCGACCACCACTGAGACGACGACGCCAAGATAGGACCGGTGAAAGGAGTGCCGTCGAAGTTCGGTAACGACGCCGGGTTCAGAGGAACGAGAGACATCACGCCGACGTCTGCTCCGATTGAACCGGCGACCTCTGCGACTAGAGTTGCTTGACGCGAACCCGTATAGAAACCGGCTCCTTGGTTGTCTCCCTTGTATATTCCGGCGTCCTGCCGGAACGAATCGGCTCCGAGTGTAGTGTCCCAGAACGGGTCTATACCTGGACCGGAGCAAGTGTCTAGAAACGGTAATGCCACAGACTACCTCACGTCGGGAATAGGACTTCCAAGTGCCGCAGCAATTTCAGACAATCTTCGAATTGACGGTCGCAATTTGTTTCTCAGTACCTGAATCCTTGCACGACCAATTCCAGTATTCAGATTGAGCGTCTTTAGCTCGGCCACGTCTTCAGCCCATGCCATCTTCAAGGCATTGGCTTCATTTTTCAAATCGTCTTCTAAACTCATTACGGTCTACTCACAAGTTTGACGTCGTGGCCGAACCTATCCAGCTCAACAAGTGTAGCCGGATCATACGGAATTTCCTTACAGATCACAGGCTCAAACACCATGATTGCAGAACCGTGAACCTTGTCACCCATTGTAGAAAGATTCATCTCTGTGGACTTGTAATCCAACTCTTCAACGAATCGTGTACTCAACGGAGAAGCTGGAGGGACATCCGACAAGTACTCCAACGGAAATAATACGGCCTCAATTTTTTCGCAGATAGCGTCCAGCTCATCATCTATCTTAGCAGATTCCCTTACGATCACATGAACGGCCAAACGAATCCGGTCGCGGTAGAATTTTTGTCCTCCCGCTTTTTCATCTGCGTTTTCCAACAGCGTGTAGATACAGATACATGGAACCTGAGGCGAAAACAACGGAGTCGGACGCGACACGAAAATATTCGTACCGATGGTAGGAATCGCAGCGAGCTCAAGGTGAGCCTTCACCCGGTCGCGAATTGTTTTCCTATGATGATCGGCCATTTATCCCTCGTGCAAGTCCAGAAAAATAATTCCCGTTCCGTCCGTACGTGGACGGATAACCGTGTACGTCTTAGTCCGAACTATCACCGTGTCCCCCGCCGCTGGAGGAAGGGAGGCCGGTGGAAGTTTGCTTTCTTGAATAGTGAGCATTGGATGTGCTGATGTTATTTGGGCTTCTGTTCCTAGGTCAGTTATCTCCTGATGCTCCCTATCAAAGATAGCCGATAGCAGGAAGGAGCCGCCTCCAGCGGGTTGATATGTAACCTCTTCAGCGAATTCATCTTTATTGATAAAGACTTTTTCGATGTCGGGTTCCAAATCATCCTTAAAGACAGCCACTCCCGCTCCCGGTTACTTCTTTTTCTTTTTCCCACTCGGCGGCGAGTCAGAAGAGGAATCGGTTTCCCTTTCCCCCTCCTGCTCGTCCGGCAGAGCCGCCGCATCCACCGGATCAGCGACGTTCTTCAACTGCGAAGCCTCTTCTTCCGAGACTTCGACAATCTGTCCCTTCTCGAACCACTTCCGGTTGAAGCGGGTGTTTTCACGGAACTTGAGCATTTTCTTTGCCATGTTTTCTCCTTTGTTGAAGTTCAAGAACGGCGGCTCGAACCTAGATTACTCCAGGTTAGACGTGAACGGTTGCGCGGAAGAAGGCATCCGGCTGATGGATTGCCATCAGAGGAGCGGACTGCAACATGACCCAAAGCACGGACGGGTCTTCGGTAATCCAGTTCTTCGGAAAGCGCTTCAGCGCTCCGGAAGAGGCCAGATCCTGAATCATACCGTAATGCCGAGCGGTATTCGCCTTGGAAGAGGCGAGGATGACGTTGTTCACACCGACCATCGGCTGTTCCACGGACGCCGAGTCCAAATACCATTCCTGGTACTGGTAAACGTCCACGCCGATTTCGTTAAAGTATCCCAGGTAGATGACGCCGGGAGCCAAGTGCTTCGGGTCGATTTGACCCAACTGAACGCGGAGCTGATCGAACGAACCGCCGTTGCTGAATTCCCGTGCGCGGAAATACTTCCAGGCATCGCGGCCCAGAATCAACGTGTCGGGGGCGATACCGGAATCCTGAATGACGAGCTCACGCCACTCGCGTAAGTCTTCCATTGGAGTTCCCGTCACTGCGCTCCACAGATCCGCTCCGGCCAAAGTGACCAGATGCGTACCCGGGAACAGGAAGTCGACTTCCAAACCGGAATAACCCTCGCCCGTGATTGTGACCTTGCCGGTCTGCAATGCCTGGGACGCTTGGATTTCTTCCGCACGGAGAATCATTTCTTCCATCTGTGCGAGACGATCCCCGACGGCGGCTGACGCCATCTGCGACGGACCCATGCCCGTTTCGTAAATGGTATTCCCCGGCAATCGCAACCCCAGATCCTCGGCGGTCAAGGACATCTTGGGCTTGATATACGGAGGCGAAAATGAATTGGTCGTAAATCCGAGCCTGTCCACGACCTTCCCTTCGGCAATGGGCTTCACGTATGGAGCGACGCGCCGCTTGCCTTTGAAGATGTCGATGTCGAAGCTCTTCGTGTTGTGAACCTTGATCGTCGGGAAGTACGTGTCCAGCAGGAAGGTTTTTGGAGCCTTCAGCTGGGACATGACCCCAACGAGTTCACGGGTTTCGAAAAGCGGAAGAACGGGTGTTGCCATTTATTACTCCTTGTTGATGTTCTTTCAGATAGCGTTGACCGGACTTAGTTGTTCACCGACTGATGCACCTTCAAGAAGATGCCGATGTCGCGCAATCCCACGCGATGCGTCTCCTTGGTGTCGGCGCCACCGAAGACCAGAGCGTCTTCGTTGAATTCACCGGACAACGCCACGATACCGGGAAGGTCTGCCGCCGTCGCGTCCACGGCTTCCAGAAGAACCGCGTAAGGAGTTTGGGAACCATCCACGTTCGCGCTGTTTACGATTTTCAGTTTCCCGCTGGCAGTGATTTTGCCCATGACGGTTCCACGCGCCCGGTTTTCCGGGGTAATGATCGTCTCGGAGCGAGTCACTTGTCTCACGTTGTCGCCGGAAATCAACCGGTCGTGTGTATGCGTACCGAGCAGAGGACTTGCCATTGATTACTCCTTGTTGAAATTTTTATGACTGCGAACGAACAGCGACTTCTAGCGAGTCCGCAGATGCGCGTTTCCGGCATCGGCGGCGGCTTTGACATCCAACTTCATTCCGTCGCCCTTCGGCACTTCGGAACCCTCGGGCAATGCGGCGTCCGCGTTGGGAAGCTCGCCGTCTTTGATGCGAGCCTTCAAACCGGCTTCACGCTTTGCCTTTTGAGCGTCCAGAACCATGACGGAAACCTTTTCCTTGGTCATGTCGGTCTTAAACTTGTTTTCCGCCACGATGGTCTTCGCCTCGGGGGAATCCAGTTCCTCGATGGACTTGATGCGGGCGTTTTCTTGGGCGACGCCTTCCGCATGTCCCAAGGTCTTTCCTTCCGCGACGCCTTCCGCTTTCGCGGCGACCTTCGCGTCGTCCAGTTCCTTCTGGCTGAACGTCTTGGGTTTTTCTTCTGTTCCTGACATACTGAAACCTCCTGTTTTGATTTTGTCTTGCATCTTGGCGATGACGCTTTCGAATGTTCCAACGCCGTCTGCCATTCCCACTCTGACCGCTTCTTCACCGACCAAGACCCATCCCTTACCAAAATCGCTAAGAACCTTTTCAGCGGTCACTCCGCGATTCTTTGCGACCGTGTTAACAAATACTCTCGCAATGTCATCCACGGTCACTTGAACTTTCCCTCGGCCTTCATCTGTCGTGGGATCAAGACGCTTGTCCGGCGATTGCGACGAAACGATTTCAATATCCTTGATGCCCGCTTTTTCGTTGCGCTCCTTGTCGCTACGATATCCCATCACTACTCCGATGGAACCGACAGCCGCCGTGTCAGCAAGAAAAAGATTTCCCGGTCCAACGCTGGAGGCGAGCCAATATGCTCCGGACGCCCCGGAGCCTTGGACGTATGCGTAGACGGGTTTTTTCTTCCGTGCCTCGGTTATCATGGTTCCAAATTCGGACGTCCCGGAAACTTCTCCTCCAGGGGAGTCGATATTTAGTACGATACCTTGTATGTTAGGATCGTCAACCAACGCGCTGAAGGACTTGACCAGCATTCCCAAGTCCGTAGCCCCGGAAATCATTTCAAAGAATCCGGCTCGGGCGAACAGCGGTCCAATGATATTGACGATGCCAATGTTTCCTCGAACGTGCTGTTCGTACCCAACCCTCTTGTCCTTGTTTGCCAAGACAGCTGAGAAGTCGCTAAGATTGCGCGTCGCGATATTGAACATGGTATCCAACACTTGAGGCTGAACAGCCCATGCGTGAGAGAACAACCAGTCAATCGAAAGCGAAGCTATCTTCTTACCTTCGACTCCCTCTAGGTCTACCATTCTAACCTCCGCGCTCGTCTTCAGGTGGATTGGTCGGTGCTGCTCTAGCCGGAGTTTCCGGAGCCGGCTTCAGTTTGTTTTCCGTAAGAACCCGGTCTTCTCGTGCTGCTCGTTGAATCATGTCGTCCCAGTTTCCACCGTCCATTGAAACCTTTTCGTCCTCGTACGTGGACAACCGCTTTTCGATTTTCATTGCGGAAGCCTGGACTTCTTTCAACGGGTCAATCATTCCCATTCCGGGTCCAGCCCATTTCGTCCAAGACCATGCAGCCCGAACCACGGGATCTTCCAGGAATCCCGGAGCGCTTATGCGACCAAGCAGAACGGCTTCCATCAAAAACTCTTCGTAGATGGGCTGACAATAATTTCGAGCCATCCAAGTCCGCCATTCGCGGAAGAGCTTCCATGCTTCCAATAACGCGGCTCTGCTCGCGCTGTAAGAAGACTGAAAGCTCAGCATCAGCACCTCGTAGGGAATCCCTATCGAAGAACCAATCTGTTTCATAATGGCATTGAAGAACGGTTCAAACCCGGCATTGGGGCGATTCGGGGAAGCCATCTCAGGCTTTTCACCTTCAGCCAACGAAACGACAGAACCGTTTCCAAGCTCTATGTTCTTTTCGTCAGCGGGTCTTTCAACGGGGTTGAGAATCTTTTCATTCCCTTCCCCGCCGGGAGCGTCTTGCGTTCCACCTACTCCTGGGAAATATCCGCTGTTAAACGGATTGGTTTCAGAAGGAGTGGTTATGAAGACCGTGAAGCAAGCGTTAACCACCGAAGCCATCAGTTCCGCTTCTGAAAGACGGCTTGCCTGTTTCAACTGTTCCAATACCGGAGCAAGAATCGGAGCTCCACGCCGTTGCCCAATGCGTTCCTTCAGCATCAGATGCAGAACGTTCCGTCGACCGGATTTCTTGCCGAACGCTGGGATGGTTATGTACTCTCCGGCTAGGAATGTTCCGGCTGTATATCCGTCCCCGGGATGTTTCTTTGCGAAGTAATACTCAAGTGGAGCGCCGTCTGCGTCCAGCTTTATTCCGCCGACCACCCCGTTGATGGACATCCAATCGTCTCCGTTAGGGGAAACGCATTGGTCACCCTCATACATCTTAACGCGCAATGAGTACGGACTGTTCGCTACCTTTTTCATAGGTAGAGTTACGAACGCGTCCCCGTTCATAAGAGTAGACAGGAACGCCAGAGCCTGCATGTCATAAAAGTTCTGCGTCCTGGTCAAGTCACAATTAGGCGATTCAGCCCAATAGCTGAACTCCCGCTCGATTAATTTTTCCCAGTCGTCTGCTTCCTTGTCTTCCAGTCCTAGGTACTCCCGGTCGGGTCGTGCCTGAAGACGCAA